CCTCCTGTGCGCTCTTCAAGGGTAAACTGAAGCCAATCGAAACTACTCGTATGATTATCAGCCTCAAAGTATGTATTCGCGTCTGTGATTGTCTTTGTGTATGCCATGATTAAACCTTTTTACTGGTTGCTTTCTTCTTGGTGGTCTTTTTCTTAGTCGTCTTCTTCTTTACTACCACCGGCTTGGCTTCTTTCACTACTGGCTCAACCTTGATCGGCTCAACCACTACTTTAATCGGCTCAACTGGTCGTACTGTGTTCGGTGTGTAATCCATAATGCTCCTTAAAAGCGGGGAGGTGGTCGTCCCTCCCCTTCACTATTAGCTAGTTGCGATAGTTACTTCGTTCAAGTTAACGTCGATGCTGATTTCAGGACGATAGGTTTTGAACCCACCGATTCCAAGCATACGATAACCGTCTGCGATACGTCCTTCAAGACGGATACCTTCATCCGTGATGATGTCAGTAGCCATTGCGATGGAGGTTCCTTCGACACCGGCTAAACCGTGATCAGTTGCAGTCTCATTTACGCAGTTGTTAGAGACATACAGATTGACTCCGAAGAAGTTCCCGATTAGCCCGTTAGTTACAACCTGATCAGCTTTATCAGATGCAAGTTTTCCACCGTAGTAGAGAAGGGTTGCTTCTTCAACTTCTGGCGTTCCGATTACGAACTGTTGACCGGCAGGAGCGTTTGCACCTTTTAGCTGACGACGAATAGAAGCATAGAACGCAGGAATGTTTGCTGCGGTGTCTGCTGTAAACTGCCAATCAGTTGTTCCGGTTTCGTAAGAGTCAAGCCCTGCGTTTGCATACTCAGCCATTCCTCGCTGATCGAAGTAGTCACCAATCTGGTAACCGGCATCAATCAAAAGCTCGGATAAATAGTTAACGTCAGACGTTGCTTTAACAGAGTCTTCGTTCTTGAATGCTACATAACGATCAAGATTAATCAACAGGTCGCTAGTTGCGTCTGAAGGATCTTCGTAGGTGATGCTGCCGGCAGCATAATCCTGCGCTGTTAGATTACCGAGCGAGAGAATGTGCAAGGTGTCACCCTGCCCCCATACTTCTTCACGGAACCGTGTGTTTGCTACTTTCATGAATGGAAGGTCTTTGCGGAGACCAGCCAAAACTGTTTTACGCCATACTTCTGGGATTACATTTGCGAGTGCCATAATTTACTACTTTCTTTTTATTGTTATTGTTATTGGTTGTTTGCTTCTGTTGCTGCCTTCAAGTAACCTGCAGGATCGTTTAAGATGTCAGCGTCCGAAGTCGCTAAAATCCTGTCCATTCCTGTGGCGGTTCCCTGTTGGCCTTGTGTTGCGTTGCCAGGTCGTGAGCTTGTCCCGTTTGGAACCTTTGCAGCTAACTGCCCTGCGTACTTTTCAGACATGGATTTAACGCGATCAGCGACTAAAACATCATTACCTAAATCAATGCCTTCAAATTCCTTTGCAAGAATGATCGAGCGCATATCTTCTGGCACTGATGGCATCCAATCAAAGCCTGAACCAATCTTATTAAGCGAGTGCATTTGCTTCTCACCGTTGTAAGTCGTTTCTAACTCTGAATATTTACCATTCGCTGCATCGAGCTGAGACTGCAACCGCGTCATATCAAGTTTAAGCTTTTCGACCTCACCGAGATCTTTGCTTTCTAACTCATCAATTCGCACCTGTAACGCCTCTGCTTTGTCTTGTGCTTTCTTTTTAGCCGTATTGATGCCGGCTGACTTTCCCTCAGACGCTACTAATTGAGCCTCTAGTGCTGTTAGTCTAGCTGCGGTTCCATCGTCCTTTGATAGTGAGGTAATTACTTCCTCGCTAACTCCGGCTGCCTTCAATACTTCTAGTGTTTTATCGTCCATGTATTCTTACTCCTACGCTCTTAATGGTCGCGCCAACCAATAACACAATCAATGGCCTGTGTTCGCCAAAAAGCCCGCTTTCGGTGCAGGTTATACCGTTAAATTCTCAAGCTCTGGAATGCCCATTACTGTCGGGTTAAACTCCTTAATAGCGTCAACCACAATTTGACGTGTCTCGTCATCCAGGCCAGACCCTACACGCTCAACACGGTTTAAGATCTTCTCAAGGATGACGCGGGACATCTCAACCGGCATAGGGGCATTCACCGTCATGATTAAAGCATTTAGCTCTTCGCTAAAGTCGCCTATATCAAAGTCTCGATTATAGATGGGAGTCCACTCGGACATGGAGGGATCAAACTCGGCTGTAATCTTTGCAGCGCGTGTTTCGGCTTCTTCTAATGTCTGCGCTCGTCCCTTCATGACCTGAGCCACATCTAGGAAGTCCCACGCCTTAGACTCTGCGCTTGCAACCTGCTTTGATTCGCTCTGAAGCATAAGCCCTACAGAGTCGAACATGTTGTATTTTAAAGCCTGTATCTCTTCACGTGGTGCCTTTAAAGCCCCTGAGTCTGGCATTAAGTAAAACGGGTTTATATCTCCCTCTGAGATTAGAATAGGGGAGTTCTGACCAAACACTAATGAAGTTGCACCGGCCACGTCTGTGGCGTAAGCTTCTGCCACGTTCTGCAGTACAGAGGCGGGTAATACAATCTGCGGATAGGATGAACGGAAGAAGTTTGCACGATTAACGCTCTCTAAGTCCATGATAGTGCGGTTGATTGACTCAATATCATCAAAGCTATAACCGCCTGCAATAATCTTACCCACTAGAACGAACGGAACACCATCATAATTAAATGAAGTGGTTACGCGGGAAACCTCAACCCATTTACCATCTTCGTCCATCCCCTGCTTAATCACTTCAACTTCGCCGGAAGACCAGATGCGCCGAACCTTAAGCGTTTGAGGTGCTTCTTTAGGGCTGCCGGCTGAGTATTCAACGCCTTCTGTGATAAGCCATTCCAACTCACCAATGGCATTAAACTTCCAATCAGGCACAGAGGTAGGGCTGTATATACTCCAATATGGGCGAATCTTGCTTGCCTGTTGCTCCGCCCTCGATACTGGCTCATCGCCTAAATCGGGGGAGTCGATACCAATCCAGCACCATGAGCAAGAGGTTACGTATTCATTAGCCTGGATCATTAAATCATCAAGGGAACAACCATCTGCAGATGCGTCTAACGCAAAAGCCTCGTCCACTCCGTCACGGGTTGGAGGCTCATTAAATACATACTGGTTAATCTTATCTACAATGCGTTTAGGATATGGGAACGAGTGAGACTGCTGTAAACGTCCTGATACTTTGTCGCCATCGTAACGCTCGCCACCTTTGAAGTCTAGCGTAGTCTCTCCTGCCCATCGTGTGAGCCGTTTCTGTACGTATGGACGACCACCAGCAACCGATAAGATGTTAATCATCATCTGTTCAGCTCTCGCCGTGTAGTGAGGATTCTGTCGCGTCATCTCAAGCGGTAAATCTTCATCGCTTGTGAACTCATTCCCGCTTTTGATGGGGTTGTTGTTTGCGTAAAAGTCGTTTTCACTTCCTAGTCCATCGTAATCAGCCATAATAAAAAAGTCCCATTGTGGTTAGCAACGGGAAGAATGACAGTATTATAAGAATACGTCTAGTATGATGGTTATTCTGAGTCTCTTAACCTCTGATGCTCTCTCACATGACATGGAGCGCATAGCCATGTAACATCTAACCAATGCTCCTCTTTATAGCTGTAGTGATGAGCTTCTGGCTTGCATAGAATATTACAGCATGAACAATTCAATGGCCTTACTATATTGCCATCTCGTACAGCATGATTTAATGAGCGTCTAGCCTTTATCTTCACAGGGTCTCTCTTCGCATCTGCCTTTTTCTGACACAGCTTGCCGGCTGTCGTTTTAGAGTATTCCTTTTTCTTTCTTAGTACTTCATCTCGGTTTCTCTCTCTGGCACGCTTAGCATATGACTTACAGCATTCCTTACAACTACCGCCCCTTTTATAAAACCCCGACACCTCTTTTAGCTCATCGCATTTTATGCACTTTTTCATAGGCTCTAACTCCTAAAAAGATAAACCCCCAAATCGAGTGGTTAGAGCACAAGATAAGGAGGCTATCAAAATTTAATATGTATTCGATGGGCTCTAACTCCACCTAAAAACAAGAGTGTAGAGCAAAGCGTGATGGATGTCTAGTCTGATATCTACCTCACCATAACAGCCCCGCTACCCTTAGACCTCTCGCGCCTCATTAGCTCCTCCATTCCGTACCTAACGCTGTCACAAAAATCGTCATTTTCTTTAATAATTATGGGTAAAATCTCCTCTGTCTGTGCGTCTTGCTTGTACTTATAAAAGGCGAAATCATTATGACACAACTCCAGGCCTTGATTTATAGCTCGGATGTCCTCCACCGTAGCATCATCTGGCATATTCTCAGCTTCTGGTGCTATAACTATGTCATACGAACGCAAAAAAGTAATACCATCTTCTACAGATCCCTTACCCTTCTTTGAGTGACGCATTCGTGTAAACCCGTTGCGCTTCATATGACTAATCGTTTCCGGTCTTGCGCAGTCAGCAATGGAAGGCCACTTAGTAGCACCCTCGATATGCTTGCACAAGGCGGGAGTCTTGTCTATCTCGATTTTAGCACCACCCACCGCGCGATCAACGTATAGAGTTCGTCCGTCAATCCATGCGCGTGTAAAGGCAGTTTTGGACTTAGCAAAACCCCAATCCGCTCCAAAGTAAAAACGCGTCCCTTGTGGCGGTGTCGGAATCTCACCTTTATCCGCAATACGCCAACACCCACTAAATACCTGAGCTTCGGAGTGTACCACCGGCTCACCTAACCAAACGTGCCTATACTTGTCATAGTCATGGATTTTGTCATGCTCCATCATCACCCTAAGCTTATCTGGAAAGTAAGGGTTTGAATCATAGTTGATATGTAGAACCTTTGAACCTGGCGGCGGGCTATTATTTATAAACTCCTCTCTAACTGGGTCTTTGTCATTCTTAGAGTTAAAAGAAATCCATATCTCTGAGCCATCCTTTCGGACGGTTGGGAAAAGATCAATGATACTCCTCTTGCTTAGGTTGGCTGCCTCCTCGACCCATACACGGTCTAACCCTTCCATAGATGTCACATCACGCAAACCCTTAAAGATGAACTCTGATCCGGTCTCAAGGCATTTAATATTCGTTACCTGTACGTCAAACTTATCACTTAAACCGTGACGCTTAATTGCGTTTTCTATCACTCGTTTACTTGAATCCTTAATGGATAGCTGAATCTCCCTCGCGCAAAGGATGAATAAGGGACTCATAGACGCCTGGATAACAAGAGCATCAGCAAATCCCCACGATTTACTCCCTCCGCGTCCTCCATGTACCACCTTATAATTATGCGCTTCAAAGAGCATCTCCGCCCACTCTGGTAGTTGGACATTGCTAATCATAGCTCAATCCCCCAGGCGACCTACATGGTAATTGCTCAATTTTTAGTTTACTAAACACAATATCACGCATGTCTTTCAGATGATTCTCTGTCGCCCTTAATGATCCCGCGCTTCCCGCTCCTGATGTTGGCCTTAACCCTGCATTCCATAGATCATCCATTAATGATTGAGCGTGATCCATGCTAATTTTAAACGTTGCTTCGTGCTTATGATATCCCTCCCGCTTCACAAATTCAACAGGCTTTCCCACATTGCCATCAACATCAAACGCCATCATCTCAACCCCATTATGCCATGGTGCAGACTGCGCCCTTATTTCATATCGATGTATCATAATTCAATCCTCCAAGCAATCCACCCCTCAAGACCTGCCGCTCGGTTCATGCGTCTTTCTGTCCTCCATGAATCCACGTCTGTCATAGGCTTACCGTGACCTTCGTCAATCCACCCACAGCCTGACCACTCATGCGGTTCTGATTCTGGACTCTCTCCATGTATAATGTACTGCTTAGCTGTCATATTGCTTTACCTCATATTCCGATAAATCCATGTAATCGAAGAAGTCACTGTTTGCCATGCAATCATCCTGCGCCTCTCTCTTGTGCTTAAATATTCCGATTATATCAAACGTTCCATCACTCCAGCAACCTTTTGCGACCCATACACTCATACATTCCCCTTTATAATTCCACATTTTGAACAAACACCATACACCACACTCACCATTGCAATAACTTTCACATCGTCAGGGTCGGGATAGCCTACACCATGAGGGCATACTCGCTCCATAAAACCCCGATCAGAACGCCAATTCGTCGGCCAGGTGTTCATGCTGTGGTCTGATGGGTTGTGAATAGGGCAATACTCGCCCGCGCATCTGCTCGCATCATGCACCTTTATCTCCTGCCCTGTTCCTGTGGTGTAATCTTCCATGTTATCTCTTCCGCGCTTCCTTTTCATCTCTTAACCGTTGGAGTAGAGCCTTCCTATCACCCCAATCAATGGATTTAAAGTTCTCGCTGTATTGTCGCTGCTCCTTCTTATCACCGAATATTCTTGGCTCGTTCATATCAACCCCGTCATTTTCATTATCAACGCCGTGCCTAGTGTGACAAGCATACACATCAAGCCGATACTTATCACACAAAGGAACGTCTGCTCTCCCTGTGTTAGTTCATACATTGGCTCACCTTCTAAGTCTTTCCCTATATATTTCCCGCGTTTCATGCCTCCCCTTCCATTTCCTTTGTCCACATCCACCTTGACTTCAAATACGCCTCTGCCCATTGGTGCGCTCTGGGTCTAAACATCTCAATCTGCACCGCATGATCCAAGGGCATCTCACCTTTGAAATCACGATTAACAATCTTCCATAATTCAGCCCTGAAATCATCAAGTTCGTGATACGACAACCCCTCAATCAAGGGCGCAAGGGCGTCAAGTGAGGTGAGGTAGTTTTCAGGGGCGTAATCAATATATCCATCGTGACTCTCTTTGCACCATATAGTCATGCCCAGCCCATCGAAATGCACAGCCTCGTATCCATCCGCCTTAGCAAGAGCCTCTACTATTAATTTCTCGTTTTGTTTCATGCCTCCACCTCCTGCACTTCTCCGTATCCTAGTCTATTGATAACCATCTGCGCCCGTCCTAGCGTAGCGTACACCTTAGCTTCGTCACGTTCGCCCCATTTGCCGTTAATGCGTTTGTATAGGCCATTGTGCTCGATTAGGCAGTCAACTACCTGAACGCCGGCATGATCGCGGTTGTACTGCACAAGAGCATCCTGCTTGCTTGATAGCGATGGTTCTTTTGGTGGTTTGTTGTAGCAGGTCAGGCATAGATCGCCCACGCCTATAAGTGCCGTGTGTTGGCATTGGCTGAAGTAGGTCATCAGGAAGCCTCGATTCGTTGCTTCTCTGCTAACATGGCTTTGGCATTTCTGTATGACAATTTCGCTATTGCCTTATTGGTTGCGTCCGAATCATCGTCAGCTATATCAAGCTCTTCTATAAGCTCCCCAGATATACCTCGCTCGGCTATTATATTAAACCAAGATGAAGCAAGTTGCCCCGCGAAGTAGTCCAGAAGCGTCATGCCCTCTACGTCATGGTGATAATCGTCACCCGCTATCGGATACGCTGACCCACCTGTTTTTTTATTGTCCATC